GTCGGCGTACCTGTGGGAACTCATCCAACTCGGGCGGTCCGGCAGCAACGACGGGCGCACGTTCTATGTCGAGTGGTGCCTGCCGCCGCCGTCGGAGGTGTGTGACCGTGGCGAGGCCTGTAAGCACATTCTCGGTATGCCTGGCTGCGGTCTAGACAAGCCCGAGGTGCTCCGGCTCGGCCATCCGGCGATCACCCGTGAGCGGATCACGCTGCAGAAGATCGCCGATCTGCGAGGTTCGATGCCGGGCGAAGAGGGTGGCCGCGAGGCGGGACGCGAGCTCGGTGGCTGGCACGATGAGCCGGTCGAGTCGGGTGACGCGTTCCCGGTCACCGTCGAGGAATGGCAAAACCTGGAAGATCTCGACCGAGGGAACGCGCCTAAGCAGATGGCCACGTTCGCGGTCGAGGTCGATCTGGACCGGGCCTGGGCATCGATCGGCGCAGCTGGATGGCGCTCCGACGAGCGTATCCATCTTGAGATGGTTGAACGTCGTCGCGGCACGGACTGGATCGTTGACGTCTGTGTCGCATTGGATGATGAGCACGGCCCGGCAGAATGGGCGATCGATGGCGGCGGCCCAGCGAAGTCACTGATCAAGCCGCTGCAGCTCGCCGGGCTCAAGGTTGTCGTCCTCGGGGCCGGAGATGTCGGTACAGCCGCAGCCGATCTAGTGGATGCGATTAATCAGGACGCCATCAGGCACGGCCCGCAGCCTGAACTGGACCAGGCGATCGAGGGGGCGCAGAAGCGGCCCCTCGGTGACGGGGTGTTCACGATCGGCCGGAAGAAGTCCACCGTCGATGTCACCCCGCTAGTTACGGTGATGCTGGCTCGTCACCTCGCGGTGATGTTCGGCTCCAGCGACGTCGCCAACGAATTCGGATGAGGAGGCGACGGGTGCTGACCCTGGTGACAACTCTCCTCGACGCTCTCGGGCTGCTGCTCCTCGCCGCTGGCACGGCCGGCGGGCTATACCCGCTGATCGGCACCACCGCGCTCGCCCCGGCCGGAGCTGTGGTGCTGGCCGGGTCGTGGCTCGCCGCACGGCAGCAGCGACCCAAGGGGTCTAGGTGAGCCTGTTCACGCGGACGTCGACATGGCCGACAGCGCAGGACCTGATTCCGCAGCGTCCGATGCAGCCCCGGCAGGGGTCGATGGTCGTCACAAACGACACCGCGCTGCGGCATTCCGCGGTGTGGGCGTGTCTGCGGCTGCGGGCGAACCTGATCTCCACGCTTCCGGTGGATGTGTATCGGCGGGCGTTGGGCATGAACCTCGAAGTGCCCGCACCGCCGGTGCTAGTCAATCCGGGCGGGGAGCAGGTCGACATCATTGAGTGGCTGTATTCGACGCAGGTCGACCTGGACCGGTCCGGTAACTGCTTCGGGATCATCACCGAACGGGACGCGCTGAACCTGCCCCGACGGATCGACCTAGTGTCCCTGGGTGATGTGTCGATCCGCATCCAGGGCGGCGAACTCGTCGAGTACAAGATCGGCGGGAAGCCTTTCACGCCGGACAAGATCTGGCATGAGCGGCAGTACACGGTGTCCGGGATGCATGTCGGGCTATCACCGGTTGCCTATGCGGCGTGGTCGATCGGGGAGTACCTGTCGATCCAGGACTTCGCGCTCGGCTGGTTCGGCGGCGGTGGTGTGCCGAAAGCGGAACTGAAGAACACCGCCCGCGTGTTGAAGCCCGGTGAGGCAGTGAACGTGAAGGAACAGTTCAAAGCGTCCATGTCATCCGGTGACCTATTTGTCCATGGAAGTGATTGGGAATACAAGCCGATCCAGGCCGAGCAGGCCGGGTCGGCATGGCTCGAGGCCAAGCAGTACGGCATCGGCGATATCGCGCGGTTCTTCGACTGCCCCGGCGACACCATCGACGCCGCCGTGTCTACCGGGAACATCACCTACGCTTCGATCACGCAGCGGAACCTGCAGCTGCTGATCCACCACCTCGGGCCGGCGATCGTTCGCCGAGAGACGGCGCTGTCGAAGCTGACACCAAAGCCGCGGTTCGTGAAGCTGAACACCGATGCTCTACTGCGGATGGACCCGGCCGCGCGCGCGGCGATGATCCGTACCCAGATCGAGTCCCGAGTCCTCGCCCCATCCGAGGCCAGACTGTTGGATGACCGGCCGACGTTCACCGAAGACCAGTTGGCCGAGTTTGACCGCCTGTTCCCGCCGCGCGGCACCCGCCCTGCAAGCGCTGAGGACGAGCCGGTCGCTACCCCCACCTAGAGGAGAGCGTCAATGACCACTCAGGTGCGGCCCGTCGGCGGTGGAGGCTGGAACAACGCGTCCCTGGACGCCGCGAAATGCGTCCGGAAGAACCAGACATTCGGGGTGACGCTGAATAGTGCGCTACTCGGACAGGCATGCAGGGCGATGAACATCTGGGTCAACTGCACCGGCACCGGCACCGCGTCGGTCCGGGCGCAAGGGGTCGCGAACGCTGCCGGCGTGCAGATTCAGGAGGTCTGATGACTACGACGATTGACGATGTGCGGGATCTCCGCGCCGCGATGGCGCGGGAGAAGCCTGGCATCATCCCGTGTGGGCAGGCCCGGTCTCAGCCTTTCCCCTCCACGCTGCGAACATCCATGGTGAAGGTCGACGGCGTTGACATGGCGAAGCTCGAGGGCTATGCCACCGTCTTCGAACGTGGCTATGAGATGTGGGACTTCGCCGGCCCATACACCGAGATCGTCTCCGCAGACGCGGGCAACAAGACCCTTGCGAACAACCCCGACGTCGCGTTCCTCGTGAACCACAAGGGTGTCACGATGGCACGGTCGACCACCCCCGGCCGGCTTCAGTTGGGCGCCGACGAGGTCGGCCTGAAGGTCGACGCGCTGGTGAACCCGAAACGGCAGGACGTGCAGGACCTCCTCGTCGCGGTCAACGACGGCGACATCGACGAGATGTCGTTCGCGTTCATGATCGTCCGCGGTCAATGGTCCCCCGACTACATGGAATACAGAATCCTCGAGTTCGACCTGGACCGCGGCGACGTGTCCGCCGTGAACTACGGCGCGAACCCGTACACCTCCATCGCCGCCCGGTCCCGGGAGATCCTCGAATCCCTCGACCACCTCCCAGCCGGCGCGGCCCGCGCCGCGCTCGAGCGGCTGAACGGCCGAGCCGACATGCGGCCCGCACCGGAACCAGAGAAGCCGACACCCCCGCAGGGGCGGTCCGTCTCCCTGATCCGTGCGGGGCTTCTCCTCGACGACGAGGACTGCTAGACCGCACCACCCCCCCAAAACGTCCCGACCGGCACTCATACCGGCCGGGTGCTTGACGTGCGAGCCGAACCTCAGACCGGTGGCACATCGGCGCCCCCCATCCGAAACACGAACTCTTGAAGGGAGTTCAAAGCCGATGGCTACCACTATCGAAGATCTCATCGCTTCGATCGAGCTGGATGTCGAGGCGGCGCACAAGCGCCGCGATAAGGCAACCAGCGAAATCAAGGCGATTCTGGCGATGGCGCAGCAGGACGGACGCCCGCAGCTCACCACCGAGGAAGATGAGCGGATCGTCCAGCTCGAGGCGAACCGCAGCAAGGCAAAGGACGACGCCGACGGGTACAGGGCGAAGCTCGCCAACGCGAACAAGGTCAAGGACGAAGAGGCCGAAGCGCAGCGCGCGGCGAAGGAAACCAAAACCGTCGAACGGCGCCCCGCCTACGACCAGGTCGCCCGCGTCGGCACCGAAGAGCGCACCTACCACCCCGGGGTGGACCGCAAGGGCGCCATGTTCCTCCGCGACGTCGCTCGGCAGTTCCTCTATAACGACGTGCAGGCCGGCACCCGGCTTTCGCGCCACATGCATGAGGAGCGGGTCGAACGCGCCCAGTACGTCGAACGCGCCGCCGGCGATACGAACACCGGCAACTGGACCGGCCTGGTCGTGCCGCAATACATCACGGACCTGAAGGCGCCCGCGATCGCCGCGCTGCGGCCATTCGCGAACGTCTGTAACCAGCATGACCTGCCGGCCGCGGGCATGTCCGTGAACATCTCCCGCGTCACCACCGCATCCAGCGCCGCGTTGCAGTCCACGGAACTGTCCGCGGTCTCGGCGACATCGCTGGATGACACGCTGCTCACGGAGAACATCCAGACCGCAGCGGGTCAGCAGACCCTGTCCCGTCAGGCGATCGACCGCGGCACCGGCATCGAAGAGGTCGTCATGGATGACCTGTTCCGCCGGTACGCGACGACGCTCGACTCGACGCTGATCACCCAGGCCACGACCGGCCTGTCCGCGGTGGCAACAGCGACGTCGTTCACCACGGCCTCACCGGACTTCATGTCCGCCACCGCAGCGAACAGCCTGTACGGGAAGCTGCTCGGCTGCACCTCCGGTGTGGAGGCCGCGCTGCTCGCCTACGGGCAGGCAACCCACGCGGTCATGCACTCCCGCCGCTGGCACTGGATCAACTCCCGCGTGAACACGGTCTGGCCGGGGATGACGCAACCCAACATCCCGGTCCAGGCCGGCGGCATGAACGTGGCCGCCGCATACAACGACGGGATCCGCGGAACCCTCCCGAACGGCCTCGGCGTCGTGGTCGACAACAACATCGCCACGAACCTCGGCACCGGCACCACCGAGGACGAGATCTACATCGTCCCCGCATCGGAATGCCACCTGTGGGAGGACCCGTCAGCGCCGGTATTCATCCGCGCCGAGCAGGCCGCTGCGGCGAACCTCGGCGTGCTGCTGGTGCTATACGGGTACTTCGCGTACTCGTTCCGGCGCTACAGCAACGGCATGGGCAAGGTCTCCGGTACCGGGCTGACCACACCCACGTTCTAGTGTGAAGCTGCTCCGTTCCTGGCCTGCCGTCATCCCCGAAGGCCGCGGCCACGTCGTCGATTCCATCGAACGGTTCATGATCGACCGGTACGACTACCGGCCCCTCACTACCGTCGGTGACGACGTATTGCTGCTCGAATGGGATATCGCGGTAGGCCAGACGGAGCTGAAGGCGTTCGCCACCCGGGCGCGGGCAACACCAGACGATGTGCTGGTCGCGCCGTACCGGATCTACGCCGACACCTACGGCCTGCCCGATGACATCTGGGCGCACCGCTGGTGGGACGGCGACGGGGCGGGCACCGTCTCACCGAATGGTGCCCGCCCCGTCGCAACCGGCGACCCGACCTGCAACCTGTTCGGCCTCGGCATGGTGTACCTCCCCCAGGCGCTCATCAAAGCCCACGTGACCGAATGCTGGTCGGCGCAGTTCGGCGACACCCAGTTCTCGATGTGGCATTACCAGAACGTCAAACAGGACGTCCCGGTCATGTGGGACGTCCGCCCGGTTCACCTTCACTACCTGATCCCCGAAATCTGAGAGGTACCCCATGGCCGTCGACTACCAGAAGTCCGCTCAGGTACGGCAATTGCTCGCCGAACGGGAGAACGCCGACGCGTACGGGCAGACCACCAGGGTCGAGGCGATCGACAAGCAGCTCGCCGGGCTCGGCTACACCAAGCCTGAGCAGGCACCGAAGAAGGTCGCCGAAGCGCCGCAGGGCCGGAAGGCTCCCGCCAAGTCGACCACCGAATCCACCAAGGCCGATCCAGAGACTCACCGCAAGTCCACCACCAAGTAGATGCATCCGGAAGCGCTCGCCTGGGTGGAGCAGTACGCCACCAGCGAGCCGCTCACGGTCCTCGATATTGGTGGCCGGTTCATCAACGGCACCCCCCGGGTGGCGTTCCCGAACGCCGATTACACCGTCCTCGACATCCGCGACGGCAGCAACGTCGATATCGTCGCCGACGCCGCCACCTGGATACCCGACCAGCAGTATGACGGGGTCGTGTGCTGCGAGGTGTTCGAGCAC